CGAGAAGGCGTTCTACGAGCAGAACGAGGAGTGTCCTGTGTGCAAGCACGGATTGCCTACAGAGTTCCGTGAGGACATGATCGGCAAGAAGGAAGCACGGGAAACGGAATTGGTGTCAGCACTTCAGAAGATGCAGACCATGCTTGAGGACGCACGAACAAAACTAGACAAGTCCACCGAGGTGTTGTCTGCGATTGAAGGCAAGAAGCAGGAGTCCCACAAGACGGACTCTTCGATTGCGTCTTCCAAGAAGTACATGAAGCAATTGCAGGACTTGTGCAATAAGACCACCGAAGAAAAGAATTCAGTGCAGACCGAGCGGCAGAGCATGGCTGTGTTGCAGGCGGACGAGGCGAGCGCAGAAACTCAGCGAAAAGAATTCGTTGAGGATCTTCACACAATGGAAATTGCTACAATGCTGCTGAAGGACAGCGGCATCAAGCGCAAGATAATTCGTAAATACATTCCTGCCCTCAACAAGATCATCAACAAGTATTTGATTTCGATGGACTTCTTCGCCCAGTTCACTCTGAACGAGGACTTTAATGAAATAATCAAGAGCCGCCACCGCGACGAGTTCTCCTACGATAATTTCAGTGAGGGTGAAAAATTGAGAATCGACCTGTCCCTCTTGCTTGCGTGGCGAGACATTGCTAGAATGAAGAACAGTGCTAACACGAACCTGCTCATCCTTGATGAAGTATTTGACTCCTCTCTTGATGCCGTAGGCACAGAAGAGGTGATCAAGATTCTTCAGAGCATGGGAAACTCCAACAATATTTTCGTCATCTCTCACAAGTCCGATCAACTCCTAGACAAGTTCCAGAACATCCTGACCTATAAGAAGGTCAACAACTTCAGCAAACTATGCTAACCATGAGTCGGAAACTGTCCAACGAACGCGCCCGCAGCATTCTTTCGGGAGGCGATGAGCCTGACTTTACAGCCATTCCTCAAGACGCAGACACCGATCTGCTTTTGGAAAAGTCTCTCCACTGGTATCGGCAGAATTTCAATTCTTCTGCCGCGAAGAAGTGGATTGTGGAGTGGCTAACTGCGGAGGGTCGTGACGAGGACGCAAAACTGGTGTCCCGTGCATCTAAAAATTCACTGAAGATGATCTCTCCGTACTGCCGCTGCGCCAGTCGTGGGTTCCCCCTCACCGACAAGCAGCGTGAGTTTATCCGCAAGAATGTGGGTGAACTGCTTGATGACGCACGGAAGCGCGTTCCCACGGAGCCGACCGAACGGGTCACGGTTCAGGATCGCATTGAAGCCAAGGCAAACGAGATGCTGACCACCCTTGAGCCTGTGCTTGATACTGCCATTGAGAGCGTCATGGCAACCAAGAAGAAGCCCAATCCCCTCATGGATTGGATCAAGGGGGCTGACCTAAACAAGCCTATGGCTACGGTGGCACTCCACCGCCTAGAGCAGTCTTACGCCGACCTGAAGGCAGCGCACGACAAGACGGACGCGGACTTGGTTGAAGGGTACTCGTACCTGAAGCCAAAGAGCCTGAAGACTCTTGTAGAATATTTCGAGGAAGCCATTCGTAATTTGAATGACCGCCTTGGTGTGCTGAAGGCTTCCCGCAAGCCCCGCAAGCGCAAGCCCAAGAGCGCACAGGCACAGGTGAAGGGGTTCAAATTTATGGCACGAAGTGATGCCTTTGGAGTTGACTCCGCGAAGCCAAGTGATATCATTGGCGCACAAGGATTCGTCATGTTCAACACGAAGAACAGTAAGGCTACGGTTTTCGTGGCAGTGGAGCCAAAGACGGGACTCTCCGTGAAGGGGTCTACCGTGCTTGGGTTCGACTCGTCCAAGTCTTTTGAGAAGACTGTTCGCAAGCCCGAGGAATTCGTGAAGAACAGCGGCGGATGCCGCAAGACATTTACCGCTGCGGTGCGTTACCTCAACGGCGTGAAGACCAAGGCAGGAACTCCAACAGGTCGTGTGAACAAGCACTGCCTCATTCTACAGGTACAGTAATGATTCTCGTAGACAACACGCAGGTTTTGATGTCGTCCATCTTTGCACAGCAACGGGACATTGGTGCAATTGACGAACACCTTGTACGACACATGGTGCTGAACACCTACAGGATGTACCGCAAGAAGTTCTTCCGCGAGTACGGTGAACTTGTGATTTGCCAAGACGGTGGCGCGTCATGGCGGCGGGACTTCTTCCCACTGTACAAAGCACGGCGCAGGGCTGACCGCAAGGAGAATCCCGAGCAGTGGGAGCGGTTCTACGGCATCATCAACACCATTCGTGAAGAAGTCGCGCAGAACTTCCCGTACAGGAACATGATTGTGCAGGGCTGCGAAGCCGATGACATCATCGCGTTCCTGACGAAGCGGTACGCTCCCACGGAGAAGGTACTCATCCTCAGCGGGGACAAGGACTTTGGGCAGTTGCAGATTCACCCCAATGTGGATCAGTTCTCTCCGCTGCTGAAGAAGTTCATCACAGTGGAAAACCCCAAGCAGTATTTGCTTGAACACATCATCAAGGGCGACTCCTCTGACGGGGTTCCGAATGTGCTGTCTGATGACGATTCTTTCATGGACGAATCCAAGCGACAGAAGCCATGCGGACACTGGCAACATTCAAACGAAGTACGCTGCTAATTGGAACCGTAACAAGACCCTTATTGACTTGCTCCACATCCCTGTGGAGTACGAGGAAAAAATTGAATCCGAGTGGAATAAACCCTTCAATGCCACTCGCTCCAAGATTCTGAACTACATGATTGAGAAGGGACTACGCAACTTGATTGAAGACATCGGAGATTTCTGAAATGAGCCGAAGCAATGACTGGAGTGAGTACGACCGCGACCCTAGTGCAAGAAAGGCGCGTAAGACTCTAGACCGAAAGCACAAGAGTGCGCGGCGACATGACGAAAAGAAACACTTGAAAGACATCATGGATAACCTGAACGCAGGACGAAAGGACTTTGAATATGACGAGTACGAAGACAATGACGAATAATTCCATCACCATCTCCAAGCGAACTCTTGAAATCCTCAAGAATTTCGCGTCCATCAACTCTGGCATCATCGTGAACGAGGGCAACACTCTGAACACCCTCTCGTCTACGAAGAACATTCTTTCCGAAGCCAAGGTGAACGAGACTTTCACGAAGTCGTTCGCTATTTGGGATTTGAACAAGTTCCTTGGCACGGTGAGTCTGTTCAAGGATCCAGAGTTTGTGTTTGAAGAGAACTACATCACCGTGAAGAGCGGGAAGTCCAGTGTTCGCTACTACTACTGCGATCCGAAGTTGGTGACTTCCACCAGCAAGAAGATTTCCATGCCGTCTTCTGTGGTGAAGTTCGACCTGACGGCAAAGGATTTTGCGGACATCATCAAGGCAGCGTCCGTGCTTCAGGTGGGACACCTGTGCGTCCGCTCGTCTGCTGACGGCAAGCGGATTGAACTTGCCGCCACGGACAAGGGTGATGTTACCTCCAACTTCTACTCGCTCACCGTTGGAGAGAACGAGTCGGGAGCCACTTTCGAATTCATCTTCGATGTGGAGAACCTGAAGATCCTGCCTGGCGACTACACCGTTGAGATTTCAGAGAAGGTGGTGTCGTCTTTCTCCAACAAGAACGAACCGCTGACCTATTGGATTGCCCTGAACGCCGACTCTACCTACGAGGCTTGATCTTGAATACAACTGAAATCGTGAAGGGTCTTTGGGTTGAGAAGTATCGACCACAGACCGTGGAAGACTGCATTCTGCCAACGGAAACGCATGAGAGTTTCATGCGGATGGTTGAGCGGGGAGAACCACAGAACCTCCTGTTGTCGGGAGGACCAGGCTGTGGCAAGACCTCCGTGGCAAAGGCACTGTGCAATGATCTTGGTTGCGACACCATGATCATCAACTGCTCCGAGGACGGGAACATCGACACCCTCCGCACAAAGATTCGGAGTTTTGCTTCCACCGTGTCTCTCACCGATGGGGTGAAGAAGGTGGTGATCTTGGACGAGTTCGACTATTCGAACGCGCAGTCCACTCAACCCGCCCTTCGCGGTTTCATTGAGGAGTTTGCGGACAACTGCCGTTTCATCCTGACTTGCAACTTCAAGAACAGGGTGATTGAGCCGCTGCACTCCCGATGCACTTGCATCGACTTCAGAATTCCAAGCAAGGAGAAGCCTGCGCTTGCGGTGCAGTTCCTGAAGCGAGCAGGGGAAATCCTTGAGACTGAAGGGGTGGAGTACGACGAGAAGGTGGTAGCCCAACTCATCATGAAGTACTTCCCTGACTTCCGCCGCACCTTGAATGAGTTGCAGCGGTACGCAGCCAACGGCAAGATTG